TGAGCTTTGTCAAAAGAACGACAAGCTAGAGGATTCAGACTACGAATCACTACAGACTGCTGGCTTTAGCAAGGATATGGTCGAGTCGTATCTTGATGGCTTGCAGTACAGAGCTACAAAAGATAATGAACTAAGTGTTCAACAAGCTACTGATTTACAGAATGAATATGGAGGAGCAGAAAGATATAAGGAAATGGTTACTTGGGCTGGACAAAACTTTAACGAACAAGAGAGAGCAGCTTACGATAAGGCAATGAAATCTACTGACGTTAACTATGTCAAGCTCGCAGTCGATGGACTCCAGGCACGTTACATGGCAGCTACAGATCAAGAGCCAAGATTGATTGGAGGCAGATCATCTAGAGGTGGAAGCAATGATAAGTTTGAATCCAATGCACAGTTAGTAGAAGCTATGAATGATCCTCGTTATCAGAAAGATAGTGCGTACAGAAAGAAGGTTAGTGAAAAGTTAGGTCGATCTAACATACTTTAAACGCTATAGTTAGATCAACCTAGACCTTCTAACAGAAGCAAAGCCCTTTGCGAAGGACACCTATGCAGAAGTAATGGTCTGGATAATCATTAATTCTAGGTATTTAACCGATGGCTAACTTTACGTCATCAAGGCTCGGACTTGTTAATAATACAGGTACTGGCTACGATGCACTTTTTCTTAAAGTCTTTGCAGGAGAGGTACTTTCAAGTTTTAGAAAGGCAACTATCTTTGAAGATTTACATACTGTCAGAACTATAAGTTCTGGAAAATCAGCACAATTTCCAATTATTGGACTTTCTAGTACTGCTTATCATACGCCTGGCACACAATTGACAGGAAATGCTATTAAGCACGCTGAGGCTACAATAAATATTGACGACAAATTAGTGTCGAATACATTTATTGCAGACATTGACGAGGCCAAGAATCACTACGATGTGAGAAGCCAGTACTCAGTTCAGATGGGAAATGCTTTAGCATACCAGTTCGATCAGAACGTAGCTGCTTCAATAGCTCAAGCTGCAAGAACAAGTACTAACTTCAATACTGATCTTCCAGGTGGTACAAGAGTTAAGATCCTTAAATCAGGTACAGCTAACACAGCTGCTGCTGTCGCTGCCGTTACTGGTGCTGACTTAGCAACTGCTTTGTTCTCTGCTGCTGAACAGATGGATGTTAACAACCTTCCAGAAGAGGACAGATACTGTGCGTTAGATCCAGCAAACTACTATAAGCTTGCTAAAACTACCGATGTCATCAACAGAGATTGGGGTGGACAAGGAGCATACGCAGAAGGAGAAGTCCTTAAGGTTGCAGGAATCCACATTGTAAAATCTAACCATTTACCTAAGTCAAACAGATCAGCGGTAACTGGAGAGAACAACACATACCACGCTAACTACACCGATAACATTGGTCTTGTATTTAACAAGCAAGCTGTTGGTACAGTTAAGTTGATGGATCTTAAGATGGAGCAGACAGGAGCAGATGTCCATGCTTTATACCAGGGAACATTCCTTGTTGGAAGCATGGTTCACGGAACAGGCGTACTTCGCCCAGACTGTTCAATCGAACTCTATGCAGCTAACTCATAAGCCGTTAATATAAGGGGGTAACACAACCCCCTTTATTCTCATGGCTCCTTATGGTAAAGGTACTTATGGTACTAAGGTAGGCAGACCTCCTAAAAAGAAAAAGAAAAAGAAAAAGTAAATGGCTACTAAGAAAAATGTACGCCTCAAGATGGGCAAACATAAGAGTAGGTCAGGTGGTTTAACAGCTGCTGGTAGGAGAAAGATAAATAAAGCAACTGGTTCTAATCTGAAAGCACCTCAACCTGGAGGCGGTAAAAGAAAAAAATCTTTTTGCGCCAGGATGGAAGGGATGAAGAAGAAAAGAACATCTAGCAAAACTGCTAGGAATCCCAAGAGCAGGATCAACAAAGCCCTTCGTAAATGGAAGTGTTAACTATGGCAAAAAAGAAAGGACTCTACGCAAACATACACGCAAAGCGTAAGAGAATAAAAGCTGGTAGTGGAGAGAAGATGCGTAAGCCTGGAGCAAAGGGCGCACCTACTGCTGCTAACTTTAAGAGATCAGCAAAGACTGCTAAGAAAAGGAAGAAGAAGTAATGGCACTTAACCGCACCAGCTTTCTAGAAGCAGTTAACAGAGTTCTACAAATGCTTGGAGAAGCACCTGTTAACAGTTTGCAAGGTCAATTTGGATTGGCAAAGCAAGCAGAAGATACATTGAATGATGTAAGTAGGACATTGCAATCAGAAGGTTGGTCGTTTAATACAGACCTAGAAAAGAAACTGGAACGGACATCGACTAACGAGATAGAGTTATCGAGTAATGTAAGTCGAGTTGTAGTTGATAACTTGGAGTACCCAGATATAGATGTAGTGCAACGAGGAGACAAGTTATACGACAGAAGAAATAATAGATATACATTTGTGTCTGATTTAATAGTTGATATGACAACCATCCTTGAGTGGGATTTACTCCCCGAACACGCACGGCAATATATAACTATTAAGGCAGGAAGACAATTACAAGAAGCGATTATTGGTTCTGCTGATTTAACTAAGTTAAACTTGACACAAGAACTGGAGGCTCGAAGTGCTTTCTTGGAAGAGGAAACTACTAAGACAGAACACAGTATGTTAAGAGGCCATCTAAACAGAACAAGCCCTATCAATACTTACTTACCTTCTCGTACACTTGAGCGTTAACCATGCCATTAATTAGTAGCTCTATTCCTAATCTTATTAATGGAGTAAGTCAGCAACCAGCTGCACTACGTTTAGCATCCCAAGCAGAAGAAGTTATTAACTGTATGCCTAGCCCTGTAGAAGGGTTAAAGAAAAGGCCACCGATGCAACACATTAAAAAGTTGTTTGCAGGATCAGCTGGTTCTGGTAGGCCCTTTACACACATCGTTGATAGAGATGGAGTTATAAGATATTTAATTGTTATCCAGGATAATGCAATCAAAGTATTTGATTTAGATGGCAATGCACAGACAGTATCTACACCGAATGGCACAGCTTATTTAGATATAACAGGAGAACCTAGTTCTACATTTAGGGTTGCTTCTATTGCTGACTTTACTTTCATAGTCAACAGAGAGAAGACAGTTGCTATGGACACAAGCAACAACTCCTATAACTGGGGTACAAAATCAATGGTGTTTATAAAATCTGCTGACTTCTCTACTACATACAGAGTTAAGTTAGGAGGTACGGAGAAGAGCGTAACTACAGGTAACTCTTCTGGATCTGCACCTGATACTGTGACTATTGCTAACGACTTAGCTACTCAATTAAATACTATTTCTGGATTTACTGTAACCAATACTGACTACATAATTAGAATCACAAAGGATGACGGAGGGGATTATACGCTAGAAAGTAGTGACACTAAGACTGCTACTGCAACGTCAACAATTAAAGGAACAGTAGATAGTATTACTGACTTGCCTACTATCGCAGAGCATAACTTCACAGTTAAGATCCAGGGTTCAGCTGCTACAGCCTTCGATGATTACTATGTAAAGTTTGAAGCTACAGCTGGAAGTGGGTTTGGCCCAGGAGTATGGAGAGAGACTGTCGCACCTAATATTAATTACCTGTTTGATAAGTCAACAATGCCACATACATTAGTTAGAAATGCTAATGGTACATTTACGTTTGCACAGTTTAACTACACAGGTCGAGTAGCTGGAGACTATACAACTGCGCCTAACCCTACGTTTGTTGGCAGTCAGATAAAAAACATTAACCTGTTTAGAAACAGACTTGTATTCCTGGCTGATGAGAATGTAATACTGTCAGGGGCTGACGCTTTTGAAAGGTTTTTTCCTGAGACAGTACAGACATCTCTAGACTCTGATCCTATTGATATTAGTTCTGGTGGTACGTCAGTTAACTTCTTAAACAGTAGCCTAGCTTTTGCTAATACTTTATTACTCTTCAGTTTACATGGTCAGTTTAGATTGGATACAGGGTCTACATCTATAGGTACATCTCTTACTCCTAAGACGGCAACAGTAACAGCTATAACTACATTTGATATTGTCGATACAGTTGACCCTATAGGTGTAGGTCGTACTGTTTACTTTGGAATACCAAAGGGAGACTTTAATGGTTTACGAGAATACTTCCTGCCTGATGCTAGTGGCCCAATACCTTTGTCAGAAGAAGTAACATCTTCCGTACCTAGATTTGTGCCTGACAATCTAGTCAGTATGTCTCCTTCTGTATCAGAAGAAGTGATAACAATGATAAGCAAGGATCAGCCTCGAAGGATTTACCTCTACAAGTTTTTCTTTGACGATGACCAGAAGCTGCAATCATCCTGGTCTTATTGGGAAGTAGCAGCAAACAAGAGTTTGTTAGGAGGTAGTGTTCTCGACAGCGACCTATACACAATAGTTGAATACTCAGATGGAGTATATCTAGAAAAGACACAACTAAGACCAGAAGCGGTAGATAGTGGTACTGAATTTGAGATCCTACTAGATAGAAAAACTACTGAAGCTACTTGCTCTACATCCCTTATTAACTCAGGTGCATTAGGAGTTCAAACTGTTATTACATTGCCTTACCCTATGGCTAATACAGGAACAATGGCAGTAGTAGGTAGATTTGACTCAAGCAATACTATTGCTCACGGCCAAGTTATAAAAGCTACAGCTGAAACTCTTACAGGTGGGTCTAGTGGTAATGGAACTATGACTGTGCCTGGAGATTTAAGTAGTGCAAAGTTTTTTGTA